TAATTTTGATTCTTCTTCGGATAGTAAATTATATTTTCCTTGTATTGGAGTAATGTAAGACTCTTGCACTTGGACATCTGAAACTGAAGATAACTCTAAAGCAAAATAAAGAGGTTCAATCAACGAACTAAAATTGTATTCTGGCGAGAATTCATTAACGCCACTTATTGAAGATACAGATAAATACAGGCTATCATTAACCCCTAATAGATTTAATATTCTAGCTCTGTCAGTTAATGAAAGGTAATTAGCTGAAGAGGTTTCATTTACTGTTGGTAATGGCAAATGATCATAGGATACCGTTGAAGCATTAATGGAATAACCTCCCCCATCTCCTATATTTAAATAATTAAAAGAATTGTCTACTAATAATGACGGGATACCTGCATTTTTTAAATACAAAGGCTGCGTTGTCCCATCCAGTTGAATAGCGGGGAGTTTAGCTTCTAGATCTTCTAACAAAAATCTAGTTCTTTTTAAATCATTTCTAGTGGTAGATTGCTCGTAGTTGCTAAACTCAGAATTTATGGATTTAGTTCCAAATGTATTTAAAGAAATTTCAACAGACTCAATTTGATTAGTAGAAACTAATTGAACTATTGGTTTGTTTTTATAAGATTCGTTTAATGATATGAAGTAATCGGCATCTATTTCATTTAATGTTCCTGTCATTAAATGAGATTTTACCATCAATATAAATTTATTAAAATTAGAATTTAAGATTGAAGATCTTTGAAGGTTGTTAAATGATTCTAAAAGATCTTTTCTTAGAGAAATTATTAGTTTTTCATTGGTTATGGATTGAATTATGGCTTCATTCCAAGGCTCTGACGTATCAGCATGGTCTAAGAAATATTTAACTTCCTCTGCTACAGACTCGTTAAATATATTAAGATACTTGTCGTTAGAAACTATCCTAGTTGTTGGCTTAGGTTCAATTTTAAAGAAATTATATTCCTGGTTGTATACAGAAGCAGACTCATTTTCTGTATACAAGTAGCTTTGTCCTTTTATAGTAGATGAATTTTGTTCAATAATTTGCCTATTATTTATTTCTGATATTATTGAGGTAGATCTTAAAGCGGCATTGTCTATGGATCCAACTCTTGGAACTTGACTTGAGTTAATTCTTCTGTCGAGTCTTTCTTGATTAAGCCAAGCAGACTCTTGAATCCTGCCATTACCTTGATTTATATTTGGCTCTTGAGCATTAGGATCATCTGGGGGAGACTCAATTACCTGAATAGTTCCAAATATATCCCCAGGATCTCCATTAGGAATTATTGGATCTCCTGTATTTGGGTCTTGAGGGCTTTGTTCCTCCCCTGTAGTTGTTCCAGGTCTTCCTCCGGTTACGGGTATCCTTCTACAATTATTTGGGTCGGGAACACAGCCAGCAAACAAAGTCCCTACATCTGGTAAGCAAAGTCCTGATGCATTATCATTCCAAGGACCGTTGCTATTCCACCCATTCCCAGACCTTCTTCTTCTATTGGCTTCCGCGTTATCTACATTAGCCTGTGCTGCTGTGCATGCAACTTTATTCCTTATATTAAAAGGAGGGCCATAGAATCCTTGAGGACATGTATTAGGGACAACTATACACCTTGCTGTTGGAGTTGCTGGACCTCCAGTCCCTGGACCGAGGGGGCCTATCTCTGGCCCTGTATCTCCCCCAGTAGTTGGCCCTGGTCTTCCTACGTCCACTGGAGTAGAAGCATCTACACAAGAATTTAAAGGTCCATTTACACACTCCCTAAAATATTCTAAATTAAAATCAGTGCAAATGTTATCGTAAACATTATTATAAGGAGGAAACTCGCTTACTAAACTATTCCAAAAATCTCTTGATGTTCTATCATTATCAAATTGTATGCGAGTGCAATCTACTGGCTTTCTTTTAATTTGTTTTAATTTTGTTTGATTTGGGGCATCGCAATACTCGTAATCAGCTTGACACTTAATAAACCCAGTGTTCGGTGTGGGATCATTATAATTAATTGGACAAGGAGGATAAATTGTATCTATGCAATAAGTAAAAAATCTATTACTGTAATCAGTGCATACGTTATCAAAGAGATCATCGTAAGGGGATGTTACAGGGTCTATACCAACAACATCAGTAAGAAAGTCTCTATAGGGAGCATCTCTAGTATAATCATCTAATAAGCACGGCTCTGGTCTTCTTCTTACGCTCTTAATTGTAAACTCAAAAGGAGGATCACAATAAATATCCGTTCTTTTGCACCTAGTAAATATTAAAGATCTAGGAGGGCCGCCGGATGGAAGATAAAATCCAGGTAAATCTAAAGGAATCCAAGGTATAAATATTGGAGGATCTTCATTGTAACCACTTGGATCTTGAAGATAGCACTCTACTCTTTGCTCTGGAAGTTGTGGGGCCATTCCTCCCGCAGGGCCAGGAGGAATAAATAAAAATGGAATTCCTGATGTAGATGATGTAGACCCAGGGCCTGAAGTTGGGGGATCATAATCATCAGGAGGATCCCAAGGAATATAAGTTCCTCCGTCTCCTGGGGGATCCGATCCAGTTGGTGGATCCCATGGATTACCTAGTCCAGGTCCGCTTACTCCATTCCCATCTGCCGGTGGTCTAAAACCACTTGGATCAAATGGATCCCCACATTTAGTGATTACAACCATACTACGCTAACTTTATAGTTGGATTCTGATTAAACATCTGCCCAGAACTCATAGCGTTTCTTCCAGCAAAATTTGTTGGAATTCCAACAACTTCAAATTGAACTGTTGGATATATGGCGACACCGACAGTTGATTCTCCCTGTCTATTATTTGGACCTCTTCCTGAATCTATCACTGGGCCTGGGTTGTGATAATGGTGCCTAGTTATCCAATCTTTATTAAATACTGCAAACCCGGCAAAATGATTCCCTGTTCTATTTTCTCTTGGAATTATTGGGAAATTAACTGTATTTCCAGGAACTTGTGCAACGTCAGCTATATCTGCTCTAAAATCTTTTGCAGTCCAAGCGGCATATATTATAAAGTGATCTGTATATTTTTCTACCCATAAACCTGCCGCCCCAGCGATAGTTTCCCCACCCCCATGATTGTCTGGATGCCCTGGCCTTCCACCAAGATTTCTAGAAGTTTGACTTGTTAGCGGAGTGCAATTCATAAATTGAACATTTACATTATAATCACACATCCATGGAACTCTGCTTCTATCCAAATTAACTCTTTTCTTAACGAATAAGAGATTAACCATGCCGTCTATCAATAATTCACCTCCGCTTACAGGATAAGAAGAGGTAGGAAATTGATAATATCCTGATCTGTAGGATACAGTCCCATCTCGTTCGTATTGAACAAAATTTGGAATTGGAGTAGTTCCAAATCTCTTTAGTTTAGAACTTAAAGTATAATCAGAGTAAGCAGCATATTCATATACAGGAAGGCCCGCCGAATCTTTATTTCCATATGAATTCATTTTAAAGCTATGGAAATTTATTCTATCATTTGGATATCTTCCTGGGTCTGAATATCTTGTTCCACACCAAGCCGCAATATCCCACTCTGGATAGCACTCTAGTCTAGTGTAGCCATAATCTCTTACTAATCTTTCCACAGCTTGATCTCTAGTTAGTGTGGGATTTTGTTGCATTATGTAACTAAGCAATGCACCTTCAACGCCGAAAGCCCAACCACCTTGAATAGTATTTGAATGAACTACTCTAGGGAATGTTCCATCAAAGCTTTGCTGCTCTGGCATATTGCTCAACACTCTATTTATTTCATATCCTAATTCAGCTTGAGTAACGACTGGGTTAGCTAAAGATGGGGCAGGGATTGAGGCGGCCAATCCGGCTCTTTCATTATATGTTAATTCAGTAGTTCTAAAGAAAGGTCTAATATCTATTACATCAGAATTTGTAATTATTGTTTGGCCTTCTTCATTTAATTGTGATGATTTTTTTACTACAATATAGGCTATAGGCAGAATGCTTTGTCCAATTAATGGCAAGCTTTGCTTATCTAAAGTTAAATCTAAAAGTGGAGCTAAGTTCATTAAGTCATCAGGGGATGGGAATGAACCTTTTACATTTATACCGTCAATATTAAATCCAGTGTTTATTCCAGATGTATCCCCAAAATGTGATAGCATCTTTGGAGTTCCATCTTCAAGAGTTGTATCATCTCCATCTAGATACTGACCCTTGTTAGTGCCTTGAGGGGTCAATACCTCTTGAACTCTTATTGGGCCAAAGTCTTTAAAGTTTACTCCAAGGCCAGCACCATACACCAAACCTAATTGGGGTTGAGTAATAGTTTGTGGAACACCATTTGTAAATTTAGCTATGGTGGTCGAGCTTGCATCTATTGGTTTAGAATATATGAATAATAAATCTATTCTTTGAGTTGCCGCATCTAAAAGAACTTTTTGTCTTGATTCATTATAATAAAAATAATCTTGAGGATTGAACGCAGGTATGCTTACACTAAGCTCTTCTGCAACATCTACTATAGCGGTTCTTGCGACTCCTCTCCATCTTTTTACAAATGCAGTTTCAGCAGCAGGCAATCTAGCAAATCCAACTTGAGGATTTGAATCTCCTTGCTGTCTTATTGTATATGAAAAAGGTATTACAGGAAAATTTATTATAGGACCATTAGCATCTATAACTCCCCCGTTAGTCCCAGGGAGGTTAGCCGCGCTTTCAACTTTATTCCATAATATCGCACCTAACATAGGATAAGGAGGTTGCCCCCATAATCCATCATCTCCCGGGATGGCTTCAATAATAATTTGTGAGTTACTTAAGAATTGAGATCCTCTTCCTGGTGATTGAGCAGGCCAAGTAAAAGCTCGTTCATATAATCCGTTCAAATCTAATTGAACAGCTTCTTTAAATTTGGCTATGGATGTCTGTATGGAGGGATGTGTCAAGCCTCCAGCTAACCATATATTATTCCATCTAAATTTTTCTTGATTTGGACTTCCAGGCAGAGGCGATGGAAGCAGTTTGAAAATTACTTGTAATGGATCTAAGTTATATGCATCATTTATTCTTGCACTGAACCTTCCTGGCTTTACCTTCACTATGTTATCTCTACCATCAACGTAAGGTTTAAGCTCTGTAAATCCGCTTCGGTCTATAGTTGAATCCCCGGCTATTCCAAATATTTGATCTTTCAGCCAAAGATCGTTTTCTTGAAGTTGCTTTAATGGTATATTATCAACTTCATAATAAATTGGATCGTTAGCTTTAAAAAATCTAATAGGACTTGTAAACCTATATTGGCTATCCCTGTAATTTCTAATAATATCCATTAGTTATTTCTCTCCATATCAAACAAATTGAGCGACCCTAATCCTAAAAGTCTTGCAGAATCTCCATATCTAACCTGAGATCCCCCAGGTTCATAATTATATGGATAATAAATTGTCACTAATTTAGCATTATTTGACTTTCCAGTAGAACAATGTTTTGCATTAGCAAAAGTTTCCGCCGCTGATTCATCAAGAATAGCTCTCACACTATTATTTAATATTATTTCTTTTCCATAATAGTATCCAGAAGGAACATAATTTCCACTAGTATTTTGTTTAATTAATGATTTATATACAGAGCTTAAAGACCCACTACAAATCATTAAATTAGACGAAGGCTGATACCCTTGTGAATATAGCTGAGGTATAATCCCATAGCCGCTTCCGTCTAGATTAACTAAAGTATTTGCAGCAGTGTCTATTGAAAAGTAAAGCCTGAAAGGACCAAAATTACTAGCTGAAGTTGAAGTATATGGAATTGTAGCAGCAGACAAATTAGCTCCATACAAATCAAGTATGGAAACAGTGCTTGTATCTGGAGTTGAAGATGGAACTCCAAAACAAATAGAGCTTGCTCCTGTTCCACTAGTCCATGCTCCATATGGACCTCTATACCCTGACGTTCTTGGATATAGCCCGCTTACTGAAATATATGATGCCTTTAATAATGAGTCATCGCATATGTTCCATATAAATGAGTGATAAGCGGCCCCAGTGACAGATAAAGGTATGTTAGAATCAAAGTAAGGAGCAGATGCGTTCCACCATCCACATGGAAAGTTTACGTTGTGTATATTTACATTACTATTATTTACTGCTTTAACACATACCCCTCCGAAGGTTGCAGCACTCATAGATAAGCCAGTTAATGCTAAATTATGTAAAAAGTAATAGTTTAATCCAGCAGCAGTAAATTGATCTACGTCCTCAAGCTCTGTAGAGAATGATTCAGCTATTTGATTGTTAGTAAGTGGTGAAGGTAGCGGATTAGGATAAAACTGTAAACTTCCACCACTTGTAAACAATCTTTGTGGAATTGAAATATCATTATAATCAAGTCCACTGAAGTTAAATATAGAGTAGCCCACAGGATCTCCACCATCCAATCCCCAAGTTGATGCAACATCTCCTAAATCCCTTGCTTCAAATATTGAATGGTTATCTACAACAACACAAGATCTTGTGCTATGAAGTTCTACTGCTGTGTGGTTGGCTGGATCTGTTGTATCTATGGTAAATATATCTAATGAATTATCTGCTGTTTGTCTTGGAGGGGATATTAAAATTTTTGAATTGTTTTCCGCTAAGAGGTCTACTCCAAATTGAGCTATGACGGTAGGACCATTCAAATGAATGGCAGAGTTCTTATCTGCATACAAAGCAGCTAGGTTTACAGAATAGTCTGCATTAGCTGGCCCGAAAATTTTTGTTGCAAAAAATTTGGTTCCACGTAAAGTGGCTTTAGAGTTATCTAGAACACTAATCTCAGAGCCCTTTTTCGAATATCGACTATCGTCGGGTATCGCTATAGTAAAATCATTAGTTCTTATAAATTGTGGAGCTATAAAAGTTGCTTCTGAATTATTTTGTATTTTAACTGCTTCTGGGATAGCAACACCAAGGAAAATCGCAGGGTCACCAATTATCTTTCCTATTGAATTTTCAAAAACAATTCTTGCAAAAGTTTTTTCCATTGAAGATGTCAACACTGGAGACATTATGGAATTATTAAGAATTAAATGTTGTCCATTTTGTTTGAAATAATATGGATGAGTGTAGAAATCAAGTAATCCTCCTGTTGAATGGAATATATTAAAATTTTTGTTATATATAATCTTAGAATTTATAGAGTTTATTCCTTGTTTTTGATTTGCAGCACAAGTTAATTTGTCTAATTCTAAAATTGAATTATTTAATTCAGCACCAACAAGGTTCTCTAGTAATCTTAGTCTTCCATCTAATGAAACTTTTGAATTGTTTGATATTATTCCATGTCCGACATTGTGAGCAAAATCAAAGTATGACTCATACAATGATGGGTATGCTTTTAATGTCTCTTGAATTTTTCCACCTTGAACAATGGAATTATTTAATATCATTCCATTAGCATTCTTAGTGAATTCAAAAACATAATAATTAGCTGTAAATGGCGTAGCACTAGCAGGATTCCAACTAGAGCTATACAATTTATTTTCTATCTCATGTGTAGAAGAGAAAGTTATTGTTGAATTATTGGCTACAATTCCCGCTGCTAAATCATCCTGAGGGTAGCCAGATGCGATATTGAATGACAAGAACTTTCTTCTTACGTCATAATCAGCAGTTAGTCTATTACCACTAGAGTCAAAATCATATATTCTTGTAGCTACACAACCTCTAGTAAGTATCACATTAGAATTGTTAAATTTAAATCCAGCTTTTCTATATCTTGTGGCTACAATGTTTTCTAATACTATGTTTTGACAGTTGTTTACTTCTACGCCGTGGGAATTATTTGTCTTAGTTGATCCACCGCCTTCTAGAAAAAAGTTTCTTATAAAGATTTTACCATCGCAGTTATTTACAAATAACTTGTTTAGTTTGTTTCCGTAATAAAGGCCGTTATATCCAGATAAGACAGGCCCACCTTGCCAAGCGTTGCCAAGATAAATATTTAAATTAGAGAAGTAATTTAATGTGCTAGGATCCTTTGTCGTTATTTGCTCTGATGGATGAGGATTTAAATCATATGGTTTAAATTTTAATGAAAACTGATCTCCTACAGTGTATGGATTTGTAGTATTAAAATCATCTATTACTAAAGTAGATCTACCATAGTTATCTAATGATTTTTGTAGAGATACATAAGCGTTTAATTTAGATATTGATCCTGTCCCAGACAACCTAGAGTCTGTTGTTGAACTAAATACAGGAGCAGATATTGACAAACAACTAGCTTCTAGGAAGCCCTTCAAAGGAGCTATTCTAGACGTTGAAGCATCATAAAATGCAGAGTTTGGATTTCTAACTACAGAAGATACGTAACTAAACGTATTAGCTATTGAAGAGTCAACAACTCCAACTACAGGAGAATTTAATCCATACGAGTTACCTGGAGAAGATACCGACACTTCTTGTTTAGCAAAATTTCTATTTATAATTTCAAGAGAGCCCCTAGGCCCAAATCTAATATTACTTAAAACTAAATCACCTAATTGACCGAAGCTTGCAACTTCTACTAATACAGGGAAATTTATTCTTTGGGGCAATGTTTCTATGGCTGCACTTAAGGATCTAAATATTCCTTTATTGCAGGCTATTGAGGAGTCTGGCGCATCTGCTGACACAACAAGCGTTACTCCCGGCATCGAAGACGTTGGATATCCTAATTGCTCCCACAGGAAGAATGTTCTATCTTCAAGATCGTATATCGGTAAGTTATCTTGCTCCCAGTTATAGAAAGAGCTAGAGTCATATTTAGTTACTTTATCTGTCCAACAGCCATAAAGTTTTAGAGATCCACTGCCTGAATAAATATCGCCTGGGAAAAACATATTAGAAATTAATACTCCATCTAAAAATTAATGCGAAGTCTGTAGTCTTTCTTATTGGACTAAAAACTCTATATGCAACTAATATAGGTGCTACAGGATTGTTATTTTTTATATTTTTAATAAACAATCCAACTTCTCGTATATTAGCATCTCCTGATATATCTGTCAGATTGTTGCAAGCAAACTCATCTAACACAATTGTATACCGGACAGTATTTGCGTCAACTCGGGTTATGTGATGCTGTGGGATTATGCCGTAAATTTTAGAGTTATTAACAACTGAGTTATTAACTATTTGATATCCTGAGGCAGTTATAACATTGCTGTTTAATCCATATGAAGATACTACCCCTATGGGAAGGCTTAACATGGTAGTAGAAACGCTCTCAGCATTAGCAGAGGTTCCTATTTGGAATCTGTCTATTTGATAGTCTAATATAGAATTTGATCCTGATAGGGCAAACAAGTGAGCTAAAGCCACACCCATGCCGGAAACAATTATATTATGATCATCAAATACAATTTCTTCAGATCCATCACGATATAATTTAGATATCGTAAGGTGTCCATTAACATCTAGTTGTTCTAATAAATTTAATTCCATGTTACACAAACTTTATGTTCCATTTTAATACTATTACAGGAAGAGCAAAATCCCACCCAGATCCATCTTGAAATAATACTTTAAAAGATGACAATCCAAACTCATCTTCATTAAAAGTTAAATCTTTATTGAATGTTTTCTTTGCAAATAATTTATATCTTCTTTTATTATTTAGAGGATTAAATGAATAAGGTGGACTATTTCCTTCTTTTAACATTTGTTTTATGTCTAAACACCATAAACCTATGTGATATACCCCTCCAAATAAACTTAATGCTCCACATTCCCCGCCAAAAAGACCCCATTTTAATGAAACCTCAGATGGAAAGTTAGATTCAGCAGATCTAATGACCCCTAGACATATTGAATCTGGGTAAGTATTCAAGTCTTCGCTGTAAGTATACAAAAATTGTTGAATGTCCAAAGGAGCCTGAACAAAATTTAAAAATCCAGAGGAATCCATTAATCCGCTTAAATTATAAATACTACCCAAAAGAACACCTGATAATATTAAATTATTAGATGTATCAAATATTTGATATTTACTTCCACCAGCAGATGGGATTCCCCCGATAAGATGAGCCATGGAGGATAGCTGAGGATGAATGGTTGGGTTTAAATATTGTCCAAGATCAGGAACACCAGATGAATAATTAGGAGCCGTTGAGTTGGGCTCTAGCCTAGTGTCAGTTGGTTTTGGTGAACTTGGATATTGATTATAATTTAAATAAGCTGCTGTAGCGGATGGACTGTAATTAGATGCAGACTTATTGCCATAAGATATAACTTTTATAATTCCATCACCGGAAGGTGTTAAGATAGTATGAGCATGGTATTTAAATCCTGCTGCATCCTTCCCATAAGATATAGCTTGAAAAGTATAGTTAGAAGTATCCAATATGGAAGATGCAGATGGAATAGCTGATAAACTCCGATTGACGGTCATTATATCTGCTAAGTGTTCTCCGGCTTTGTCTACAAACATTTTAGTTATTAAAAGTATATGCTATATTTATTCCATAGAATGAATTTGCTGTATTGATACTCCAGTCTGGATTCTCTACATAATTTATTCTACTTCCACCGCTAGCCTCATAGAGAGCTTGTGTTTTAGAAGCCTCTCTGCTGGCTAGCCCTGCATTATGATACGCTCCACGAATGTCATTAAAGTATTTAAATATGTTAAATATTTCTTGTTTTGTTAAATCAACTTTAAATTCTTTAGAATACAAATTTCCATAGTCAGCAGCATTTCCAACCCCTGACACTAGAATTTCTGACATCTTCTTTAATGTTAAATCCTGCATATTAAAGTTTGTAAATAAAATATATTTATCATCCTGAACAGGTAACATAAAAACTTCTATAACATATTTTTGATTTAATCTATGAACTTTGTTTTGATAATTATTTGGAGTTTCTATTTTATAGTTTAAAGTATTAAACTTTATTTCAATATCTTCAAACTCTGATTGAGCAAAAGAATTGATTGCGTCGTTTTCTTTGTTTGGATTATTTGGAATCAAATACCGTAAACATTGAGTGGTAGGCAATCCTAATTCAGCTTCTGGTGCTCTTTGAGAGTTTGATATAAATGTATTTATGGAATAATTACTTATGATTGATCCTCTGGTTATCCCAGATGCATCATGCTGTATCCATTCTTTATTTTTATTGAACGACCAAACTTTTCCATCCTCAACATCAGTATGAATCCATACTCCTATCGAAGCTCCGCCAAGACTTCTTGCAGTAGGTTCACTTACCAAGCATTTGAATTTAAAGGAAAATTCATGATCTGGACTTAGGAAGTTATATGTTGGCGAAAAGTTGTTTATCGTATATAAAGAATCTGTCCAAGGATACTTAGAAATATTAAATATTAATCTACCAAAACCGTCAACAGAAGTTTGCTTTACTATTAAATTATCATAAATAAATTTATTAATAAAATCTTCTGATCTGTTACGCTTATCTAATTTAATTATTGAAAATCCATTTTGTCTACTGGACCCTGAGGTTTGACATAGCTCTACCTCCGAGATTAATGATGAAGATCGTATTTCATTTATACCAGTTCCATAATTTAAAATTGAACTTGCCAAGTAGCATCCGCTAGCTAATCCACTACTAGAGAATATTTCTCCACCATAGTTTAATGATTTGAAGTTTGTTAAAGAAGTTGTGATAAAATTATATGGACTGTTAGATTGTTTATTAACGTCTGCTATCAAAGGTCCAAAAGTATGTGAAAATATGTTTGGGCCATGCATGTCTAATATATTTGGAAATAGATTGTGCTGTTGGAAAGCATGGCAGTATTCGTAATAATATTTATGGAAATTTTTACCAAACCCAAAGTTCAAATAATCATCAAATGAATTAGGGAAATTTCCACTAAATTCAGTTGAACTGTTAGCATAGCTACCAATCACATTATACCAATTTTTATTCTTTATATAAAAATTTGGATTTGTATAGTAGAATGCTGACGCTTGCTGATCTTTGATTCTCTCTCGGATAGAATGTAATGTAGCAATAAAAGGATTTAAAACACCTTTTTCAAGTGTGCTACTAGATTCCCAACCTCTGATTGGGTATGTATTACTAACCATTACTTGATTGTAAGAGTTAGGAGAACTAAGGTTTTCGCATATGCCGTATATAGCTGGCAAGTCGTTGTAATTTGGTATAGGAACGTATTGAAACGAGGAAGGAACAAACCCTAAAGGAAGAAATCTATTTATTGAATCTGTGTAATTATTTATAGGAACAGGCATATTGAATCCTGTTCTGTCATAGTATCCCTCTGTTGGTATTATATTTTTTAAATTTCTTCTTCTGTGAGATCTTCTTGGTAAGTTAGCTATTGTTCCTCCTGGGGAAACAAAAGGATCTACTAATGAATCTACCTCCCGACGAGAGAATGTGGGTGTAGAAGTTGGTGTCAACCCTCTTTTATATGATGACATCGCTAATGCTGATGCCCCATAAGTAGACATTATGTTTGAGCTAGCTGTTAGAACTGCCGCATGATCTGTCTTGTAAAAACTTATATAATTATTGTTTCTATGAAAATTAGTGTAATTATCTTCGTCCGTTATTTTAGCTAAAACATGAGGGATAGCATGTGCAGGAGAGAACTCGCCAGCAATTTGTGCAGCAACTTTGATAGTTTCTCTAGTGTCTGACTCTAATGAATTTTTGTTGAAATCAAATCCTGATGCATCAAGGACTACTTTGAAGTGAGAAGATTTACTATTCCATAATGGCAGGTATTCTGCTTTTGTATTTGTTATATCTTTTATTATTGAATCCCAGTTAGGCGGGTATTGTGTTGCTGAAGTAAAGAACAAAAACCCATTTCTTATTGCAACATCATCAGTTAAGAATAAGTTTGTATTTATATAATCTTTGACTTTTAAAGCAAACTCTTGTGGGACTGAATAGCAAACTAATTTATCTGCTATAAACTCAACCATGTTTTTTGTTATCACTGATTGAGTGTAATAAGGATATTGCTCAAAAGGTGGAATCTTTCTATCAATTCCTCTATAATTAAAAATAAAATCAGCAGAGCTTAATGGAAATTGCTCTGTTCCTAAAAAGAAATTAGAAGAGAATTGATAAACTACATCTTCTAATATTTTATCTGTGCAAGCTCTTATGTTGTGGTCAAAATTGTCAAAAGAATAATTTGTTATTCCTAAAGAGTTGGCTACTGTTTGAGTAAAGACATCGTAGTTCTTTAAAATAGTTGATTCTGTTGCTAAAGAATAATAAATAAGATTTGGTATATAAGATTCCCACTGTTCTAGAATAGTCGAGCTTATATCAAATACTTCCTGCCCGAATACTGAATCAACTGCAAACTGAATTGATTTCTTTGTTCCTGTCGTTCTGTAAATGTCAACAGCATTAGCTAACTGGAGTCTCCACCTATCAGGCTCAGATCCGAATAACTTCCACCCTATCAACTCTGCTATCCTAGGTAAAAGATTGTCTTCACATCTATTAAGATCATTTATTACTTCTAGTCTATCAATAGTGTTTTGATAGTCAGCAAATGCCATAGAAAAGGCTTTAATCAGTCTACTAAATGCTCCGTAATTAGATTTTACAGTTATACGATCTCCTGTAACTAAGAAATCGTCAATAGCATTTTTTACGCGATTATCTGAAGAATCTATGTATAAAGGGGAATAAACAATATCAATTAGAGTTTGTAGCTTTTGAAGTTGTTGAGTTCCGCTTGTATAAGTTGTCGATTCCACCAACGGAGTAAGACTATTTGGTAAAATTCCTAAGCTTTGCCAAGGAGTGCATACGCTGTAATTTCTCCAAATGTATTCTGCAAAAGATTTTATTCCATCATTTATTAGTATTGGTTCATTTACATAAAGTTTTCCAATAATCAAATCATGAACTATGCTGGATGGACTGTAGGCTAATGAAGGTGAACCAGTATTTAGAAAGTATAGCCAAGACAAATTAGTAATAAGATATTTGTGATTTGCCGAAGTGGATCCACCTTCAAGGAAATCTAATGTTGGATTATTAAGACGTATTCCAGGAAGTAAAGTAGTATTTAAATAGTCTGAGAACTCCGCGCTCCCAGCAAAATTCTTCAAACTTATATCTAAAGGAACTAATACTTTTCTTTCAAAATCACTAAGGTCTAAATCGGTTAGATTGTTTTGTTTTACAAAATAAGGTGCTATTGATTCTGGTGTAGTCAGTGTGCTTACGTTTAGTATCGAGCTAAAATTTGCTATACAATTTAAATGAGAATTTATTACTTGGTCTAATATATCTACTTCTTTTTGGGTGCTCTTATTGTCTTCATCAAAATAAAATGGTGGTATTACATATTTCAAAGCAGCATCATAGTTAGATTTGAAATATTGATTATTACTTGTTAACTTTGAAATATTAGACATAAGATATATTTAAAGTATAATTATTTAATTGAGCTATTTCGTTGAAGTTGAGTTTTATAGCATCTTTGATATTGTCAATCGTAGCATACCTAACTTCTTCAACTTCAAATACCTTATACAAAAGTTCTTGTGGATTGAACTCTTTGCCAAAATCATTGTTGTCTACATTGAAATACTCTAAAACTTTTTGACTTACTTTACTCTTAATAGAATTTTCAATCGTTTGATACTTATCATCAACTTTTAAAGTTATTATTACATCCAGGGTTCTTATCAATCCGTCAACAACTACAACTTCATCAGTGAGCATTTTCCTATCTTTGATTGCCTCTGCTAGCTGTCTCTTGTATTCAGGAGTAGCTTTTCTTAGTTGTATGTTGTTCGACTTTTCAAGAACATAAAGGTCGATGATGTTTGCCGAAGAGTAAGCCCTTCTAGTTGCTGCTGTAGCTTTACCTACTGATCCATAAGAGCTTATGTAGCTATTAGCAAATGCTTTATAGTCTAGCAGCGTCACAAGTCTGCTTTGTGATCTAAACATCAAAGGACCATATCTTTTTGCGTGCTCAACTGTTTCTGCGTCAGAGCCACCTGTGGCTTTAGACATATTTTGAACTGTCATAGATATCTGCGTTGGAGTAGCTGCTATTGACGAATAGTATTGGCAATTTGAATTAGCGTTTATTAATTCTTTTACAATATTACCTCTAGTTCCTCCACCAGCCCTGTAAATTATTGTATATGTATCCCCGATGGCAGGAACTTTGCCTAAGTTATTATCTCCAAATACCACTGTGCCGCCGTAGTTTTCATCGGATACTAGCTGGAATATCTTATCATCTCCTGATGAAGCATAGAACAAATTGTCTACTTGCCTATACTGACCTTCAGTTTGAGCGGTGCCTGATATGAAGGCTTGAACGCTCCCTTCTATAACAGGCGATTTTTGTAGCCTTACAGCCTTTAAAGCCTCGGTATCCGAGAACTCTCCAGTCTCTTTTACTAAAGAACCCTCTAAAAGGATTAGGCTTGATAACGCAGTATTAGATGCTCTTTCTGTATCATTTATAATTAAATCCCCGTCTTGATTTGACAAATCAAGATCTCCGTCCACACCAATTTTGTATAGAGTGTAAGTGACTGGATTACCGTCCTCTGGGGATTGAATTGTTATAACTCTGCTATCAGCGGGTATTTTAATGAAAGATCCTGCGGGCCACCCAGGAGCAGTGGACAGGGTAGCTCTAGCATCAGCCGCAGCGGCGATTGGACCCTTCATTCTAACTCCAATTAAATTAAATAACTTTCTAATGCTCTCTCTAGATCTAGCTGTGCTTAAAAAATTCTCATTAGCTAAATAGTCAGCCTTGTAAGACATTACGTGTCCCATGTAGGCAACTAGTTCCACCAACATCATTCCAAGGTCTGACTCAGCAAAGTAAGTATAATCTAATGGGTAAACTGCTTTTATGTAATCAATTAACGACTGTCTTAAAGTTAAAAAATCTACTGAGGCAAAATTAATTAAAGTATTTTTATCAAAATCTTCAATCTTTGCTAATTTTAAAAAATCAGATTCTATCTTACCGTTGAATACCATTAATTTACCTCTAACTTAACTTCAAAGTTTACATTGTCTTCCTCTGCTATTGAGCAGAATAATTTAATTATTAGTGTGCTTCCCTCTGCTAATTTAGAATTTTCGTCAAATAATATTTGTAATTTATTTACTCTTACGTTAGTTGCATAAGTATTTATGGACTCTAGTATTTCTAATCTTATTTGATTAAGTAAATATTGATCCAAAGGTTCCATTAAATAATTTTTTAAATTAGTTCCAAAGTTAGGAAGCATAACTCTTTCTCCCCTGGTAGTCTGGAGAAGTTGCCTAAGGTTGGATTTAATTAATTCTAAATCAGAAGATTTCTTTAAGAAATTACCTTCTTTGACATCCCCGAATGGAAATTTTAATCCATATCGTTTTCCACCCTTTGATTTGGAATCATATGAAACTGACTTAACAGGTTCTATGCCATACAGGGTTGTCTGAGAATTTAATGCCATAATTATTTATTAAATGAAGGATACCAAACGTCTATGTTCTTAAAGAAGTCTTTTTGAGACTTATAATTATTTAGTATTTCGTTACTATTCAATGGCTTAGAATAGAATTTTAAGCTGCCAATATATCCTCTAAGCCCACTTATTATTCCTCCATACTCTCCACCCATAAAGTTTCCTCTTAGAGACATTCCATCAGTGTAACCTCCACCGACTATCCATGGCGTGAAGTATCTGTCCAGCTTTGGTCCCGCCTTGAGACTAGCAGGAGCTAGGGATCCGACAGAGCTTGAATTATATTCAAAGCTGTTGGCTTTCTTAAATGTTGGAATATTTGGCATTGAATAAGCAGGAATTCCAAAGACATAAGACAAACTAGAAGTGGCAAACTTCTCGCCGTCAAAGTATATGGATATGCTATCCTGAATAGGGTCAAAAGTTACTGATATGTTGCAGAATTCTTTTCCACATGCAGACAAAGCTCTACCTTCATTTAAATTGTTGAGCTTAACAACCATTGAGTGATACTTGTTTGCATCAGTGCAGTTATCGTTATCGTAGAAGTTTCTATTTATTAATCCCACAGACGATGCTGTTAAGGATTGCGTTGGGGCTAAGAAAAACACAGACGCACTTACTGGGTTATCGTTTGTGTTGTTAGATGCAGGAAGCTCAGAGCATAGTCTTCTATCTCTTGTGAACCCCATCATGAAGCCTCTAACCACCTTGTCTCCAAAATCGTTTCTGCTGGCCTCTGTTCCACTAGTGCCTGAGCCTATGACGCCTGTGTTTTCGTTTGCTAATACCAACCTATACAAGCTAGAGACGTTCCCAGAATCGTATCCTAGAGAGACAGAGGAAAGGTTTGGCATGTAAGTCCAGAAGTCTATTGTAGCCCCTGTCTTGCTATACAATAAATCGTTGTATTGTGGAATGTTAGGCAGCTTTACATAACTTCCTAATGCACTTGGATTTGTTGGAACTGCGCTCGAATTTATAGTTATTCCTTTAAGGTATGGAATTCCTAGCCCTGATCTAAATATAAAATCTTGATCATCAGATACTAGTTGAGCATAGTTCTCAGATGAAACTGCTATGTAATTCTTTAAATTGTAATTAGTTGAAGAAGGCTGATCTAAGGTTGTTTCCAAGAAGTTATACATGGAAATCATAGAATCAGTTACTATAGAGTTCTCAGCTTGTAATATAACTGAGTCTACCGAGGATATGGAGTAACCGTCATAGATTATTGCACCGTCTCCAATGCTTGGAAGAATTAGATGCTCTACGGACGATTGCTTTGTGTATATCTGGGGGACAGTTGTTGCTGCACTCGTTTGCAAGGGGGATACTACCCCTGATATATCCACTTGAGAAAACATCAAAGCTTTTTGCTTTTGAATATCAAATGATATATTTAATCCAGCAAGATACGAGAAATCATTTACCGGGATCTCTCCTGGTTCAAATATAATCTCTCCACGATAAATTGACGGCAGGGTTACAGCTAGTTCTATCTGCTTCTTTCTCTTATTAACAGCTTCTAAATGATATGCATTCTCTGATATCAAAGATTGTTTAAGATTATAAATAATCGACTGGGAAGCGTTGTTAAGTTCTAAATCAGATATTTGACCAGAAATATCGTATATTCTCTTATTCTTTACTCCGATTAAATGTTGTAACAGCAAGTCATTATCATAATAAGATTTTAGTAAACTGGAGTCATTTACCTTGTTTGGGTCTAATACAGTATTTACATATGATTTTAAATCTTCAGTTGAGAAAGAATCTCCTCTCCCTCCCAAGTTAGGGGCATAATCAAATTTCCATTTTCTGTTAGATTGAAGCTCTGCTTTCTTTTGATTTATAAATATTAATGCTGGTAAAATACCACTGGATTGAGAATCAAAGTAGATTCCGTCATTTGATAATACGAACTGGCCGTAAGTAGACTTTGGTGGTCCGTATACTAATCTGAATATTTCTTTTTGCTCTTGAACTTGAGGAGCACATTGAACTGACAAAGTTGTTCCAGACAAGAATTGTAATGCTTCACAATTAAACACTGGCTCTAAACTGGGATCTAATGCTCTAGAGGAAATTATATCGTCTATAACATCTATTTGAGCATTGGCACTTACTATAAAGTTTTGAGCTTCTTGCATCTGGGCTATCTCTACAGAATAAAGATTATTAATGTAATCATTATATTCTTCATCAGTTAATCCGGCTAGCTCATTAGCCGAGTTGCCGTCTCTGTATTTCAAATAATTTCTATAGTCACCAATACAAGTTCTTATTCCATTAATTTGATTTTCCGCTGCTTGATAATTCTGATATAGCCTTCCCCCTAATGCTGTCGCTGCGTTTAAAAGACCTAACACGTTAGATAGCGGACCGAGGCGATCATACCCATTCTTAGAGGATGCCGATATAAATATAAATCCTCCGTTCTCTAAATCCCATTGTATAATTCCTAACTTATTTCTTAGAAATTCATTTATACTTTGCATAACGCTGTCGGCAAGGTCAGCACCAAGACCAAGCTCTTCTGCCATGCCACCCAAAACGGATGTTGGAAGAATGTTAAGAATGTCCCTGCCTAACCCAATTATACAATTAGGAACCCCAAATCCAGTTCCAACTGCTTGAGGGAAATCTCCTCCTTGCCCAGCTACTTTTGCTGCTGCTCTAAAATCAAATGTTGCCATAGTTACTTACCATAATCATTTATTATTGGAACACCTATATTTAGGTTGGGTGCAGTTATTCTTACTGTGGAGTTAAGATCTAATGGGGTTGCAGATCTTCCAACCCTAGTTCCGGAAATCCCAGCAATTGTAGCCGTTCCGCCTGCTGTTATATTTATTCCTGCCGTCGCTCTAAGATTAATTTGTCTTCCAGCATCTAAATTAATATTTCCTGTGACAGATTTTAAGTTAATATTAGATGCGGCGTTAACATTTACAGTAGTTCCATAAACATTTATTTCTTTACTTTTAAGCTGGATGACCCCTAGTGGAGTAGAAATTAAAACATTACCATCGACTCCTTCAGAATAAATATTAATATCTTTAAATTTGCTAACTAAATTAACATTACCGAACTGGGGTATGGGATAAGAGTTATAACCTGCGGAATTGTTTACAATGCTAATATCTCTTCCTTCAACTAGACCCATGTATATCTCTCCGAAATAAGATACACACCTGTAATTACCTTTTGATTTTATATCTATGGAGTTACTGGGATATGCTGCATTTTTATTTGCAGTTATAGTTATTCCATCCCCATCTTTGTTTCTTAAAATTACGCAATCTTTTATTGGAGTATCGCTTAATTTTAGCATGTGCCCCTGAGTGCTCTTTAAGCTTACATAGTTATTTGGAATTGACCCTTCAGTAAAATCATTTACTATCTTTAACCCAGCATTCTTATTGTCTTTAAAAGTCATCGTTTGAGGTCTACATTCACTGTTGTAAACATATTTCTCAATCAATGGCTTCTCATTATTTTCTTGTTTTATGCCTGTCCACTTCGGATCTGATACAATAGTTGATATGTAATAGTAATCGTTAGTATCTTCATCATAGAAAACTAAAACCTCCGACTCCAATGGCGGTATAGTTATGATACCAGTCTCATTTCTGGTGAAGTATGGGGAGGTGTATATAACCGTTTTGGCTTGCTCTGGGTCGAACTCTGGGGATACGGTTATCTGGAACCTGCCTTTCTTTTCACAGTCTACAATCGAATGAACTCTACCTTTGATTACTTTCATAAAACTTCTACATATTTCTTTAACAATCTAAATTCTGAATACATTCCCTCAGGATTTATAGTATGTTTAAATCCAACTATATTATAAACTCCAGAAAAGAAATCTAATTGATTAATTAAATCTTTTAGGTTAGGATTATTTGGAGTTATCTGTCCTACCGTCTTTTTAGATATAAGTATTGCATATTTGTTAGCTACAGTTCTAAAATCTGAAAGGTTAAAGTATGGCAATGTTCTAATTTGTATATTTGGTGACCCGATAGTATAGAGTCTCTTGAATATTGCTGCCCTTCTGAACTCTTCAGATGAAGAACCGTAGCTATCTTTTAATGATATTAAATAGTCTTTATTTTTTAGTAACTTATATACAAGGTTCACCAGAGCATCATCTGTCGAAGCTGTGGACTGACCCTCTGGGCTTGTCTTAGATGATATGTATTGTAAAGTTGATTTTATAACTTGCTTTAAATCTTTTTGATCTTGCTTATTTGTTTGCATCAAATTTTTTATTTGTTCTACATCTTTATTAACTTCAGAATCTGAACCCGCACTGTCTTTAAATTGTTTATCAGTTTTTGAACTATTTATTATTCTTGAAACTGTATCAACTAATCTATTTAATTCAAGTTCAGTGTTTTTATATTCTTGTTTTTCTTGTAATTTAGATTGAGCTTGTTCAATAAGAAGGTTGTAAAAATCTGTCTCTATGGCGTAATTAATCGCTAAAAGATATGAGTTTTTATTATTTTCTAAATTTATGGACAAGACGTTAGAGTTTACAAGATTGTGTGTAAACACTGGCGTATCTGTATCCTCATATTGCCTCACTGCTTTTAATAATTGTTTAACTACAGGGTCTATCACCCTGTTTGTATTTTGATTGGGTGAGCTTTCAAGAGAGAATTCATCTAAATTTATTTCTTCTTCGAATCCAGAGCTATTCTTTTTCTTTCTAAATATACTTCTAATAGCTTCTTTGTATGCATTTTGTTGTATGTTTTTATGTTTGCTTTTTTCAAACAAACTCAACACGGGTTCAGCGGTATTTGTAATTGAAAAATTGTTTAAATAAATTAATTCACTTATTTGTTTTGAAAGTCCAATAATTACACATCTTCCATCTGAATCTTTTATTAAACCTTGTTCTTTAAATTTGTTTAAGAATTTTACACTTATTTCTTCGGATGCAATAACCCCATCTGAGTCTGCCAACTTTAAAAGTTTTTGAATTCCTAATGATAGACAATTTATTGGAGCATGAAAATCAATATCTACCAGAGAGTTTGGGTTTAAGTTACCAAATTTATGCTGGTTGAAAGTTGCTGTCTTTTCTTTTGCTTTTCTGTTTTGTAGTTTATCTTTTTCTAAGTTAACATCCGCTTTTGTAGTTTTTGTTTTCGTTATGGCAGATTGAGTTTCGACATCAGATCCAACGTCATTTGACGGTTCTATTAAATCTATAAAAAATGTTTCAGAGAATATTTTATCTGAATCCTCATTTCTTTTAAGGGCAATCTCTGATATTGCCTCATCTATACCAGCAGGAATTAAAATTATCACATTTTTAGTTTCACAAATTTTACTAATATATTCGTAGTAGTATTTCTCTAAAATTTGCGAATAAGAATCTCTTTCTACTTTAACCTTACAAGTAACTAAATGTTGTGCATTTAGGAATGGAGTTCTCTCTTGTTGAGGATTTATTTCATCTGCATCAATCGTAATTTGCTTTCTAAATAGTGATGAGTTGCTTGGGCTATACATTAATTTAAAATATCTAATGCCATTTTCTAAATCAAGGTCAGCTTCTCTCAGCTCAAACTTTAATGGATCAGACCAATTTCTAGCCTTGTCGCCAGATCCAAATGAAACGTAAATAGTATCTCGATATTTAGATTTTAGTTCCTCTGGATCAATGTCCTCAAACTTCCTGGCCTCTATTTGTGCCTTGATTAAGGTTGTCATGAGGTCATTATTAGAGAGATACTCAATTTCAAACCTACCATCAAAATCTGCAAACACAAGAGATAAGAAAGTATGACTATTAGAGTTATAATTTATTTCATACTCTAAAGAAACTAAATATTTATTCCTTTTAGGAGATACTAAAAACTTGTCAGGATCAATTGATTCAAAATCTAATGTATCAGCATTGAATAGATTTTCCAATGCTTTTTTATCTCTAGTTATGATAACATTAGATGTAAGTATCTTCGCCATATTAAATAATTGGAATTAATAATCTATCCCCTACATTAAGTTGCTGAAAAGGATCTGAAATATTATTATACATCATAATCAACCAATCATTTTTTACTGTATTGTAAAAATTAAATGATATTAAATCTGGTCTATGCTCATATCCTGCGGGAATATACACTACCTCTATTCTTTCAACATTTATTGATTCAAGAAAATCATAAATTTTGTCTGAGTCAGCTTTAACTATTTTTTTGTCTTTGTGAACAACTGACTGTGTTCCTAAAGATAAATGATTAATGTAATCCATATTAAGCTAAACCTCCAGTGGGTAATAAGTCTGGAGGTTGCCCATAGTTCTCGTAAGGATCCATAGTTCCTTGATCTATGACACATTCCCACCCAGCTAGGTTCTCACCTTTAACATGATTAAATGGTTGAAACTTTCCAAAATCTCCTGTTCGATTCTCCATAAGCTCTAAACTTACTTTTATAGTTTTAGGAGTTAAAGAGAATATCTCATAAGTTGACTGTTCTTCAACTGAGATGTTGTAGTTCATGCAAACACATGGAATATTGTTATACATAGTTCCATGATTGAGATAAATTGTTGGAAGTCCTAGACTAGTGTTAAATGAATTTCCAACTGTTGAAGTCCTTATAACATTTATCAATAATATCAAAAGATTTACAGAGTCATCTTTTAAATTTGATACTTGCCCAATATTCGATTTATTTTGTGAATTAGTTTGGAAAAAATTTGTAAGTTTAGAAATTTCTTGAGGTAGAGTAGGGTTAAATAATTCAAACGACAACATTTTTTCTATTTTTTCGCCTGTCCCTCTTATAAAAGAGGAAGATATAAATTCTTTTTCAAATGAATTTGTTGTCGCTTCTTCATTTTTTAATTTTGAAGTTGCTACTGTATAATAATTAATTTTAGTATTAACTCTATTTCCCGTCCTAGTTTCCCATTTTTCTTGTTCTCTAACTTTAGAATTTGTAAATTCTATTTTAGGTATCCCAACTTCATTTACATAATGGTAAATATGATCTAAGTTAAATGAAAATTGTAATTTGAATGATCTTGAGTTAGCACCTTGAAATGTAAACAAGTTACCTGATCTTCCTAATATTTCAAGCTGACTCAGCCTTGATTTTTGAGA